GCAGTGGCGATAAAGCGCTTCAGGGCAATGAGGGCCAATTGCGGGATATGCGGCAAGCCTCTTGATTACAATGCAAAGAGAGGTGTTTTAATTGATCACAAGATGGCTAGAAAAAAGCGGCCAGATTTAGCCTTCAATCAAGACAATTTGCAGCCAGTTCATCATCAGTGCAATTCGCGCAAAAGAGATTGGGTGGATAACTCTACTGTGAAGCCAACAAACCTAAATGGATTTCCTCCTGGTTGGGAATAGATTTTCACAATAATATGCAGTAAATATCTATCACGCCGAGAATGTGAATCGGGACGGTATCCAGGTAATGAATGTGGGGGGATAGTCAGTATCAAATTGGAACGAAGTCCCCTCGTCAGGCATCCTCTCGATTTATTGCGCTTTAGTATAGGGAGTTGAAGATATGACAAGAAAGCACCAGAGAAACACCACTAATGGCACCAGAGGAGCCGTTTTAGCGTTCCAGAATAGGGAGGTAGCCATACCGCCTTACATTGTCCCATTCTTTGAATTAGAGGGCTTCAGAGACAGGTGGAATGCCATGACTTCTTGCCGTATGCCCGATTGCTGGCAGGATTGGGAGCTTAACGAAGTTGCCGAGATTGTGAAGGAGCAGATGCAGTGTGCGCGTTTGGAGGCTGAAATCCAAGAAGAGGGCGAAACAATAAGCTTTCCTAACGGCGCTGTTTCCCAGAATCCGAAGTTTAAGATGGTGATGGAGCTAAAGAAGATGTATTTAGCCAGAATTAGGGCGATTGGCTTGAATGACATCAAGCAGGCGGCTAAAACCAATGGCGCGGTTGCTGCTCGTGACTTACCGGCAGAAGGCGCTGATTTGCTGTGAATGCCGTAACGGAGACTGACGCGGATAAGATACTTCGGTTTATTGAGGTATTCTGCAAGATACCGGAAGGCGCAAAGGTGGGCGAGCCAGTTGTTTTGGCCCCATTCCAAAAGAAGTTCATCAAAGACATATTTGATAACCCGCACGTTACCAGGCGGGCAATAATGAGCATTGCTAGGAAGAACGGTAAATCTGCGCTCATTGCTTGCTTGCTACTTGCTTTTATCTGCGGGCCAATGCGTAAAACCAACACTCAGATCATTAGTGGCGCTCAATCTAGGGATCAGGCGGCGTTAGTATTTGAGTTAGCCAGCAAGATGATAAACATGAATCCTGCGCTTCAGCAGGTTACTCGTGTTATCCCCAGCCAGAAAACGATTGTTGGCTTGCGGGATAATGTGACTTACAAGGCTCTTTCGGCTGACGGTACTACTGCTCACGGAATGTCGCCCTATTTGGCTATCCTGGATGAATCGGGGCAGGTGAAGGGGCCGACAAGCCCGTTTCTGGACGCAATTATGACAAGTCAGGGCGCTCACGATTCTCCTTTGCAGATATTTATTAGCACTCAAAGCCCTAATGATGCTGACTTTTTCAGCGTGTTAATTGATGACGCTATACGCTCAGATGATAAAAAAACGGTGGTTCATCTTTATCAGGCTGACGCAGATTCCGATTTGATGGACAAAGAGCAGTGGAAGAGGGCTAATCCGGCGCTCAATTTGTTCAGAAGTGAGGCTGATCTGGAAGAACAGCTTAAACAGGCGGCTAGATTGCCTAGTTTGGAGGCCAGCAGCCGTAATTTACTGCTAAATCAGCGTGTTTCAGCGGAAAAACTGGCTTTTGCCCCCAAAATTGTGGCTGAAAACAACGGTGAAAGCAGTTGGGATGCCTTCAGGCAGAATACAGTTCACGCTGGCTTAGATTTATCGAAAGTTAACGATTTAACGGTTTGCGTCTTGGCTTGTGACGATGGCGAGAAAATACACGTAAAAACGCTCCCATTTACCCCTCTTGGCGGCATAAATGAGCGCTCAATGCGGGATAAGGTGCCTTACAACACTTGGGCCGATCAGGACATTCTCTACGCCCCTCCAGGTGATACGTTAGATTATGAGATGATCTGCCAATGGCTAAAGATAGAGATTGAAGAGCAACAGGGCGTAACCATTGCGTCTATTCACTTCGATAGATGGCGAGCTAAGGACTTTTTTGGCGCTTGTGATCGGACTGGATTCGCTGCATTGGCCGAAAGGAAAGAGGTTGGGCAAGGCTATCAGTCCATGAGTCCAAGGATTGAAGCGCTAGAGACTGCCATGCTTCAGCGCAAACTGCTTTGTGATAATCATCCAGTGATGAATATGGGGTTTGCTAACGCTTTGGTGACTTCTGATCCTGCATCAAATAGGAAATTGTCCAAACCAAAGGAAAATGGCCCGAAAATAGATGCTGTAGTGGCTCTATTGATGGCTATTTACCCGCTAGTCCACCAAGAAGAGGCTTTGGGCGCTGACATTAGCCACTGGATAGTCTAAAGCTAGCTTATCAAATTGCGACACTAGACAAAGAAATTACTTGGGTTGCAAAATAGAACTAACGGTATTATCATCGGCTTACTAGCACTAAATAACGGCTAGAGCGATGAATTTTGAATCCCGTAAGAGGGAAGATAAAAGAAAGCGTATTCGGAAACCTAACAAGGCTACGGTTGGGGGATTAGTCGCGCCCTTAGTAATTCCGGTTGGGTTTTCCTTGGATGGAAGCCGAGCCTAACCCAAGAGTCGTTCAAGCACTCTTTTTCCAAGCAGAAATGTATTCCGCCCAAGATGCAATTGATTGGGCTGTTTCCCACGATTTTGATGTTCAGGCCGTTCGCACCCGCGAAGAAGAAGGCCAAGTTACCCATTACATAATCGCCCAGTTTGAGCCTTCCGAAGCTGTTGAAGGTTCATGGCGAGTTATGTCTAACGATTTCCCAGACGGTATCACAGCCAGCACTTGTGAGAGGCAAGATATGACAGATAAGGCTTATTCAACGCTTGAGATTAAATCTTACGATGAAGATGCGCGGATTATTACTGGCATAGCAAGTACACCAACACCGGATCGTGATGGTGATGAGGTTATGTCTAAGGGCGCTAAGTTTCAGTTGCCATTTCCGCTGCTCGCTCAACACGATCATTCCATGCCTGTAGGACAGGTTATCAAAGCCGAGGCATCAGATAGTGGTATTGAGATTGTTGCTCAAATCGCCAAAGAGTCAGGGCTTGATTACGTTGAGAAAGTTTGGCGTCAGGTTAAGTCAGGCTTGCTTAGAGGGTTAAGCATTGGCTTTAGGCCCACCAAATCCATTCCATTAAAGACAGGCGCTAAGAGATTTCTTGAGTTTGATCTTTATGAATTGTCATTAGTCACCATTCCGGCAAATGCACAAGCCGGTATATCGACTGTAAAGCATTACGCCAATGAGCCAGCAGACTTGGATGAGCAGTTGTTCGATCAAGAGTCTAGGGCACATGACGTATTAAATCGCGCAGCCGTAGCGATAGAGAAAGCAAGTAAATCCATTGATAAATCGGAGAAATAGTTATGTCTATTTCAGAAAAAGTTGTGGCTGCCGAGCAGTCAGTAAACGAAGCCAAAGATTCTTTGGTAGCGCTCACAAAGAGCTATGATGAAACCCAAGACGAGGCAACTTTAGTTGCTATCGAAGAGCAGTCATCTGTTGTAGAGAAAGCAACGCAACAGCTTGAGACTTACCGTAAGGCTGAGTCTGCGCTTGCATCTAAGGCGGCTTCATTTGATGCGCCTGCTGTTGTTAAGCACAGCCGTGGTGAGCGTTCACCTGTTGACTACGTTATTGCTTCAGCGCTTTGTGCGTTTGAATCTCATGTAACCAAGCGTCCTTTTGAGAGCATCATGGAAGCCCGTTATGGCTCAGATGACACCTTAAAGGCTGTCGCTCCAATGCTGACTAAGGGTGTTACTAACCCTGCAATGTCAAATGTTCCTACGTGGGCGCAAGAGCTTTGCCGTGAGAGCTATACCGGCTTCATGGACTTGCTCTACCCTGCGGCTATTCTGCCTCGCGTACCGATGATGCGCTATGAGTTCAACGGCTTTACTGCAATTAACATTGCTGGCAGAGCAGAATCACCCAAGATTGCTGGAGCATGGCGCAAGGAAGGTGATCCCATTGTTGTCCGAAGAGCGGCTACAACGACTCAGCAGCTAACCCCCAAGTCTATGGGCGTTATCAGCACCTTCACGCAAGAATGCTTAGAGCGAAGCACCCCTTCTATTGAATCGTTGATTCGTCAGTGGATGGTAACTGATACTTCTGAAGCGCTTGATCTACAATTCATTAGCGATGTTGCTCCTGATACGGTTCAGCCTGGAGGACTTCAGCACTACGCGGGAACCAATACGCTTCAATCTTCTGGTTCAACTTCTGCTCAAATCACTTCTGACATGAAGGCAATGTTGGGATT